TAGGGGAGGATAACCATGTCTATGTATAGCCTATCACAACTAAAAACAGATAACGGAATAATAAGAACCAAGAGTTTATTCTACGAGTTATCTTATGACGATCCTGACTTTGCTTTGTTTACTCTCAAAGAAGAAGACATAGTGATGCCTAACGGTAAGTCAGCTACTGCTTTAGGTAAGTTATACATAGCCTTTGCAACAATGGACCCTACAGAGTACCAGTTCGCTAACGCAGTGTTTGGGAGTTGGGAAGTATGGGAAAAGATGCAAACAACTGTACCACTAAAGAAACATATCGATAAGTGGCGCAGAGAAGCAGAGGTCAAACGTAAGTCAATGGCCTTTGAGTCTGTAGTAAAAGAAATACAAGAAGGTGGGCGAAGTAGTTTTACTGCAGCTAAGTTCCTGATCAACGAGGAATGGAAGTCTAGAGAAGACGGAAGAACAGCCCGAAAAGAAAAGAACGCTAAAGATAAATCTACATCTCAAGAAGCTTTCGAGAGAGCAGGTGTAAACGATGATCTTAAAAGATTAAAAGATCAAGGTCTAATTAATTAGCATATAAAGGTAAGCGAATGGCTAAGACAGCTACAATAAATACAATTAGTTCAGGGTATGCTTCGCAGACTCAGTTAAATGAGAACTTCACTAATATCAATACTGCTCTAGAGAATACACTATCTAGAGACGGTAGTTTACCTAATGCTATGAATGCTGACTTAGACTTAAATAACAATGATCTTCTTAATGTAAATGCTATCTATGTAAATGGTGTAAACGTTCTTAATGTTCTAGATAACGTTACCGTTAGTACTGCAAGCCCTTCAGGTGGTAATGACGGTGACATTTGGTTCAAGGTTTCAAGTTAAATAAAAGGATATAATAATGGCTGCTCTTTCAGATTATGCAGAGAAGTTACTACTTGACTTTCTAATGACAACAGGTACAGCTACTAGACCTACTAACTGGTATGTAGCGTTGTACACTGGAGCACCTAGTGATTCAGGTGGTGGTACAGAAGTATCTGCAGGTGGATACGCACGACAATCAGTTAGCTTTAATGCTGCATCATCTCCAGGTGGTACAACAAGTAACTCTAACGAAGTAAGCTTTACTGCTTCAGGTGGAGACTACGGTACAGTAACACACATGGGTATCTTTGATGCAAGCTCATCAGGTAACTTATTATGGCATGGTGCATTAACAGCATCTAAGGCAGTAGCTGATGGTGACACACTAACATTTGCTATAGGTAACATCGACTTAACTATGGCCTAATAGAAAGGCTTGTTAGATGGCAGGTGGTTTCCGAATATCGGAATCTGGTGACAGTAGGCTTACCGAAGCTTCTGACACACGGATTACAGAAGAACTACAGTTTGCATCTGTTAGTTTAAGTACGAGTGCAGGTTTCTATAGGATAGACGAAGCTTCTAATAGTCGTACTGACGAAGCAGGAAACAACCGTGTATCTGAAGACTTTGATGCTGTAGTCTTTAGTACAACCGCTGCTCTTAACCTAGCAGGTTCTATTAGTTTATCTGGCGGTGGCGGTAAGATTGTAGCAGGTGTCGTAAGAGAGTTAGCATTCGCTGATCTTACAGGTACAGGTTCAATTAGTCCACAGGCTACAGGTTCTTTTGTAGCAGCTAACTCATACACTGCAAGTGGTTCTATATCACCTGACTCAGACTTAACAGCTAGTGTATCAACATCCTTATCAGGTGCAGGTACTTTTTCAAACGATGGTTATAACTTTATACACGGTGGTTTATTTACAGCTGATCCTGAAGATTCATATGAAAGAATTACTGAAGCAGGTGATACTCGAATAACTGAAGCTAGTGACGTAAGAATTGTTGCAGATGTTTTACCAAATGCTGCAGAAGGCATTATGAATTTTAGCTACACCTATATAGCATTTAGTTCAACAGCATACGTTAAATGGAATGGACAGTGGACAGAGTTTACACCTAAAGTAAAACAAGATGGATCGTGGGATGATCCTTTAGCTATCTACAAAAAGATAGACGCAAACAACTGGAAGAGGGCTTATTAACAATGGCTAATATTAAAATATCTCAAATGAATGCTGCTAGTTCTGCTTCTGGTGGTCAAGAGTTTGAAGTAAACGAAAGCGGCACAACAAAGAAAGTAACTGGTACTCAGTTATCTACGTTTATTAGAGGTAACGTTACACTAGGAGACTTGAGTGTAACTGCGTCAGCAAGTGATTTAAATACAACTGATGTAACAACACTAGGAACATCAGAAGCATCTAAAGTAGTTACTGCAGATGCTAACGGTGACGTAAATCTCTCAGAAGAACTTAAAGCTAAATCTTACAATGAAACATACGCAGCTGTTACTTCGAGTAGTAGTGCTACAACTGTTAACTGTGAAACAGGTAATGCTTTTAGCCATACACTCACAGAAGCTACAACATTTACTTTTAGTAACCCACCTTCATCGGGTACAGCTTACAGTATGTCTATTGAAATCATACAAGACTCAGGTGGTTCAGGATACGCAATTACTTGGCCCACCTCTGTAGATTGGCCTTCAGCAACTGCTCCAACCCTCACAGCAACTGCATCAGCCAAAGATGTGTTTGTATTCTACACAAGAGACGGTGGTACAAACTGGTACGGATTTACGGCAGGTCAAGCGTTAGGATAAACCAACATGGCTACTAAAAAGAAATTACTTCAAGCTGCTGCAGGTGGTGGATCACAACCTGGTTTAAATGTAGAAGAGGTTTATGCTAATCAACTTTTTATTGGAAATAGCTCTACTCAGGTACTTACTAATGACATTGATATTTCAAATGAAGGTGGGTTAGTTTGGATTAAAGGTGTAGACCAAGCAAGAGAAAACATGCTTTTTGATACCGAAAGGGGAGCAACAAAGTATTTAAGATCAAATGCAAGCAATGGTGAGTCTACGATTTCAACCAGTTTAACACAATTCAACAGTACTGGTTTTACACTTGGCTCAGATAGCGATGTTAATTTTTCAGGTGAAAGATATGCTTCTTGGACCTTTAGAAAGGCCAGAGGCTTTTTCGATATAATTACTTGGACAGGAGACGGAAGTGGTGATAGGACATTAAGCCATAGTTTAGGTACAACGATTGGCGCAGCTTTTGTTAAAAGCAGAACCGCAGGAGCGCAGTATGGTGGCAACTGGCAAGTTTTTCACAGATCAATGGGAACTAACCAAACCAACTATATGAATTTAAACTCCAATGCTAACGAGGGTTCAGGATCAGGAATATGCCCTGTTAGGAATCCAACAAGTACAAACTTTTTGCTGCGTGGTGGTGGTTCAGGTGAAATGAATGTAAGTGGGGTAGATTACGTTGCCTACTTGTTTGCTCACAATGACGGTGACGGAACATTTGGCGAAACAGGTGATCAAGACATTATCAAATGTGGTAGTTATACTGGAACAGGTGCGTCGAAACATTTTGTTGATGTAGGATTCGAACCTCAGTGGCTTTTAATTAAGCCAACTAACTCTAGCTCAAACGAGTCTTGGATTATACAAGATATGAGTCGTAGCTTATCACATACTTATTATGATTGGCTTTATGCTAACCAAAACAACAATTCCGCAAACGGAGTTTTATCTGGTGGTGGAGCAGCCGCTAAAGCAACAGGATTTGAGTTAACTTTAACAGGGCAGAATATAAACGCTTCAGGAGTGGAATATATTTATATTGCTGTTCGTCGCGGTCCAATGGCAACCTTAGATAGCTCAAGTCGAGAAAAACTTTTTAAACCTAAATTTGGCGTTGTCGGCAATGGTTACTCAGGAAGTCCTGAACTTCAACAGCTTAGTCTTGGTTTTAGACCCGATATGACTTGGGGTAAAAGAGCTAGTAGTTCTGGTAGTGTTATAGCAGGAAACGTGTTTTTTACCACAAGACTAAATGATAGAACTTTTATGCAAATAGGTGCAACAAATGCTGAGAGCACAAGTTTTTCAGGTTTTGCGTCCTTTCACATGGATCACGATGATATAGGCGTTGGTGATATTGGTGGATTTAATGACAGCAACTTTCGAGGAATTTACCATAATTGGCGTAGAGCACCAGGTTTCTTTGATATCGTAATGTATCGTGGCAATGGAGGTTCAAGTCAAGCGATTAAACATAGCCTTGGTGTTGTTCCTGAATGGATAATTATGAAGAATAGAGATAGCTCTAATAACTGGGCGGCATCACTTCTTCCAAATGCTTCTGGTGCTTACACACAAGAGTTAAATAATAACTTTAATAGCCCAAGCAGATCGGCTTATGGCAGTGGTTGGTTGTATGCTCAACCTACGGAAACTCAGTTTTATGTTGGAAACCAACAAGCTGTTAATGGTTCAACCTCAAACAACTATATTGCAATGTTATTTGCGAGTTTGGATGGAGTAAGTAAGTGCGGTCAATACACAGGAACTGGCGGTTCTCAAAACATTGATTGTGGTTTCAGTAATTCTGCAAGATTTGTACTAATTAAAAGACTTTCATCTGGCTCTCAGTGGTGGGCCTTTGATACAGAAAGAGGCATTAATGCAGGAAATGATCCCTCTATGGAGGTAAGTTCAGGTGCTGCAGATGAACAAAATTACGATCACATTGACAGTTATAGCTCTGGTTTTGCTGTAAATGCAAATGGTTATGACTTTAACAGTAGTGGTGAAACTTACTTCTTCTATGCGGTTGCATAATCAAACTCATATAAAAGGATCAATCTAATGAGTGAATACAGAAACAGAACGACAGGCGAGGTTAAAACACAAGGAGAGTGGCGAAGAGAAAACTCTAATATGTCACTGCCTCGTAATTGGAAATCAGCAACTCTCGATGCTCTTGACCTAGACCCTGTAAATATAAGTCCTGAGCCTACTCTTGGACAGTACCAAATAGCTGTGCGTGATGGGGTTGAACAAGATGCTAATGGCGATTGGGTAGAGAAGTATGTTGTACGTGACATGTTTGCCGATACTACTGTTGATGGCGTGACAACCACAAAAGCTCAACATGAGGCTGCACATCAGGCAACGTTAGATATACAACTTGCAACAAACCATCGTTCAAACCGTGATAAAAAACTTGCTGAAACTGATTGGACACAGGTGAATGACAGCCCCCTAAGTAATGAAGATAAAACTGCATGGGCTACTTACAGACAAGAACTAAGAGACTTATCTGATTTAGACGCATGGCCTAACCTAGCAGATGAAGATTGGCCTGTAGCACCATAAGGAACTAACATGGCTAAACAAGCACTAGACCAGATCAGACAAGCCGCTGAGAATGATCTAGAGTTCTTCATACAGCTAGTAGCTCCTCAACAATTACTAGGTGACTGTCACAAAGAAGTTATAGAGTGGTGGACAAGAGAGGACGCTAGAAACTATCAGTTACTTTTGTTTCCACGAGATCACGGTAAGTCAAGACTCATAGCTTACAGGGTAGCGTGGGAACTAACTAAAGACCCAACCTTACGTGTGTTGTATATATCAGCTACAGCTAACCTTGCAGAGAAACAACTTAGTTTCATAAAAGGTA